ACCCGCCCTACAACGTGAAGGTCGAACCGCGCAGCTCAACCGCCATCGCCGCCGGAATGAGTTCGCACCCGGACCTCTCGAAGAAGATGCACCACCAGGGGTTCGATGTCGCCCGCGGCGTGACCGACCCGAAGAAGGCGCAGAAGAAGATGCGCCCGAAGGACCGGCCGCTCGTGAACGACTTCGTCTCGGATGAGGACTTCGCGAAGATGCTCCTCGCGTGGTTCGGAGAGATGGCCCGTGTGCTTGAGGAGGGGCGGTCCTTCTACATCTGGGGCGGGTACGCCAACCTCGGGAACTACCCTCCGGCGCTCAAGGCCTGCGGGCTCTACTTCTCCCAGGGCATCGTGTGGGACAAGGAACACCCGGTGCTGACGCGGAAGGATTTCATGGGGGCGTTCGAGATCTGCTTCTACGGCTGGCGGGAAGGCGCGGGTCACAAGTGGTTCGGGCCGACGAACGCCACGGACCTCTGGCACGTCAAGAAGGTCAACCCCCAGTCGATGGTGCATCTCACGGAGAAGCCCGTCGAGCTCGCGGTGCGTGCCATCACGTATTCCTCGCGCCAGGGCGAGAACGTCCTCGACCCGTTCGGCGGCTCCGGCTCCACGCTTATCGCATGCGAGCAGACGGGCCGGCGATGCTTCACGATGGAAATCGACCCGCTGTATTCGGACGTCATTGTCGAGCGCTGGCAGCAGTTCACGGGGGAGAAGGCGGAGAGGGTGTCCCCGGAGAGCGCCCCGGCGGACATCACCGGGGCGGAAGAAGGTGGGATGTGATGCGGTCACTCCTCCATCATGTCAGCGATGTAGTGGACGAGCGAGCTGAGGCCCGTGGCATCGAGTCGTCCGCCTTGTTCAATCGCCTCGCAGGCGCGGTCGACGAACGGGCAGTCGTTCTCGACAAAGAGTACCTCGTGCTTGCCGTCCTCGATGGCGTCCGAGATGCCGCGCAGCGCAGCGACGATTTCGTTTCGCTTCGCCATGGGTCAGGACTCCTTCTTCGCGAGTGCGAACTTGCCCCGGTCGACCTTGTTGAACCGGGCGTCCTTGCCCTTCGTGGCAATCTCGCGGATGATGGCGCTGTAGATGGTCGCCGCCGGCGTCTTGCCCGACGTCTTCCACAGTCCCTTTGCGAGCATCTGGTCGACCATCTCCTTCGTCGTCATGGGGCCCTTGGCGTCCTTCAGGACCTGCGCCGCCGCGTCGAGGCCGCTCGTGCGTTTCTTCTTCTCGGCCTTGACCGCCTTCATCGCGGCGTCCACGGCGTCAGCCTTCGACACCGTCTTCTTCTTCGCACTGGCCGACTTCTTCGTGGTCTTCTTCGCAGCCTTCTTCGTCGCTTTCTTCTTCGCCATCTCAGGCTCCTTTCCGTTTCTGAACGTCAGCATCACACGGTTACGCGTCTTGAGCAGCTCCAGCACCTTCTGCGTCGTTTGATTCATCGCACCTCCTTTCTACAGCCCCAGTTCTTCGCACAGTCCGTTGAATGCCTCGTCGCCGCCGACGAGTTCCACCAGGCGGTCGGCAAACCAGTTCAGCTCGCGGTTGACCGCCCGGTTCGGCGCCGCGGTCGGTCTCGCGACCAGGTAGGCGACGATAGCCGCGACCGCCTGCGGACTCAGGTTGTCCTTCATCGCTTCGAAGAGCGTCTCGTCGTCGCGCGGGTTGTCCGGGATGGTCACCCGCGTCTTCTTCCCATTCAGGGTCGTCTCATACGTCTTGGGCCGTCTGCGCTTCGCCATGCTCGTTCCTCCGTCTTCGCGTCGTCCTTTCGGCGCGTCCCATACGCGCCTTCTACACACAGGAAGCCATGGAATACGGCCATCATCAAGGGAATTAACACCTTTTCTGGCAAGAACTTACGGAGAATTTCGGATGACTGAAAGTCATGCCTCCGAACCGGATAAGCGGCAGCTTCGCCCCACCGCGCTCGCCTTGGAAGACGCAGCGCGCCTGTTGACGTCCCTGGGTGGAAGGGCGGTCACGGCCGAGATGATCCGCGCGGATATCGAGGCCGGAGCGCCCGTCAACGCCGACGGCACGATCAACCTCGTGCACTACGGGGCTTGGCTTGTGAAGGAGATGGGCCGTGCCTCCGTTTGACCCCAGGAAACTGCGGCCCAGCGACCTGGCGCGGCTGCTCAACTCCACGCCGCTGGGCACGGTGATCAGCGACCGGCAGCTTCGCCGTCACCGCAACCGCGCGGGGTTCCGGATCGGTGACGCCCGTCACGTCGATCTCTTCCGTTACGTCGCGTGGCTGGTGCTGCTCCGGCACGGACAGCCTGAAGACGACGGCCTCACCGGCTACGACGCGATGAAGGAACGCGCCCGGGCCCGGAACGCAGCCATTTCCGTCTCCGGACGTGACATCGGTGAGGTCCCGGCGGTCGTCAACCCGGAGCGAAAGGAGAAGGCGTCCGCGGACTTCCAGCTCTTCTGCGAGGAGTATTTCCCTCATATCTTCACGCTTCCGTGGTCGAAGGACCATTTGAAGGTAATCGGCAAGATCGAGGATGCGGTACTGCGCGGCGGGCTCTTCGCCAACGCGATGCCGCGTGGCAGCGGGAAGACCACGCTTGCCGAGACGGCGTGTATCTGGGCCATGCTCATCGGGGCACGGGAGTTTGTCTGCCTGGTGGGCTCGGATGCGGGTCACGCACGCAGCATGCTCGAGAGCATCAAGGTCGAATTCGAGACAAACGAGCGTCTGCTCGAGGATTTCCCCGAGGCCGTCTTCCCGATCTACAAGCTCGAGCGGATTCACAACCGGGCACAGGGGCAGCTCTGTAACGGCGAACCCACCCGCATCACCTGGACGGCTGATGAGATCGTCCTGCCGACCATCCCCGGCAGCAAGGCTTCCGGCGCCATCATCCGGGTCGCCGGGATTGAGAGCCGCATCCGTGGGATGAAGTTCAAGCGCGCGGACGGTCGCGCGGTACGTCCGTCACTCGTGGTGCTCGACGACCCGCAGACAGATGAATCCGCGCGCAGCCCCCAGCAGACCGCGTCCCGGATGGCCACGCTCAACGGCGCCATTCTCAATCTCGCGGGCCCGGGGCAGAAGATCGCCGGCGTGATGCCCTGCACCGTCATCCGTCCCGGCGATATGGCCGACCAGATCCTCGACAGGGACCAATACCCCCAATGGCAGGGAGAGCGAACGAAGATGGTCTATTCCTTCCCCACCAATGAGAAGCTGTGGCAGCAGTATGCGGAGATCCGGGCGGAGAGCTTTCGTAACGACGGCGACGGGCATGAAGCGACAGAGTTCTACCGGGAACACCGCGAGGAGATGGACAAGGGAGCGGTCGTCGCTTGGCCCGAGCGCTACAACGAGGACGAACTATCGGCCATCCAGCACGCCATCAGCCTGAAACTCCAGGACGAAGCCGCCTTCTTCGCCGAGTACCAGAACGATCCGCTGCCCGAAGAGGAAGGCGACACCGAAGAACTGACCGCAGACCAGGTCGCGCAGAAGACGAACGGCCACAAGCGCGGCGAAGTATCCGTCGGCGCGAACCACCTGACCGCGTTCATCGACGTGCAGGGGAAACTCCTCTTCTACGTCGTGACAGCCTGGGAGGACGATTTCACGGGGTATGTCATCGACTACGGCACGTATCCGGACCAGAGGCGGCTGTACTTCACGCTGCGGGATGCGACACGGACGCTGGGGCGTGCCGCGCCGGGGTCCGGACTCGAAGGCTCCATCTACGCCGGGCTCGAGAAGCTGACCGACGATCTCCTCTCCAAGGACTGGCGGCGTGACGACGGCGCGCTGATGAGGATTGAACGGTGCCTGGTGGATGCGAACTGGGGCCAGTCGACGGACGTGGTTTACCAGTTCTGCCGGCAGTCGAAGCACTCGGCCGTGCTGATGCCGAGTCACGGCCGGTATGTCGGGGCGTCCAGCGTGCCGTTCTCAGAGTACAAGCGCAAACGCGGCGACCGGATCGGCCACCACTGGCGCATCCCCAACGTCCATGGAAAGCGCGCTGTGCGGCACGTCGTCATCGACACGAACTACTGGAAGTCCTTCGTCCACGCCAGGCTCACCGTCGCAATGGGCGACAAGGGATGCCTGTCGCTCTTCGGCCGTAAGGCCGTCGACCACCAGCTGCTGGCCGAGCATATCACCGCCGAATACCGTGTGAGAACCGAGGGCCGGGGCAGGACGGTGGATGAGTGGAAGCTCCGTGCCCACAAGCCCGACAATCACTGGCTCGACTGCCTCGTAGGGTGCGCCGTGGCAGCTTCCATCCAGGGGGCCATCCTACCCGGCACCGACGTGTGCCGACGTGAGAAGCGTTCGCGCATCAAGCTCTCCGACCTGCAGAGGGGGGCGCGATGAGTGATGCGAAAGATGAACGTGGCTTGGT